GTTCAGTTGCCTGGAGGTTTGTCACAGGACCTGGACGCCGGTCGTTGATCGTACTGATCAGCGGGTCGTATTCAGGAATAGGCGCGCTCTCAGCCGTGTAGATGGCTGGTGCATAACTCACAAGTTCGATAGACGCAGACAAATCACCCGACGGCGATATTGACTTCACCAGGCAGTCCATGGTCACTTTCTCAAGTAAACCGTAGACGGCAAGCATGCCTTCTGACAGTCGGTAAACATCTCCAGCGACCCTGAGTTGGTTAATGTCGGTCTGTTCGACGATCAGCAAATCAACCTGAGAATTGTCAGACTCACGCACTCGCAAATAGTGTCCTGGCTCTGCGTTCACAATGTCATCATCAAATGTGACCACATCAGCACTGATGCTCTTTATTCTTGCCCAACCAGAACCGATCTTTGGCACATCGTGTGAAATTCGGACCAGGTCACCGCGGGTAGCAAGAATATTCTCAACACCAGTCGTGATACTAAACGTCTCTCTTCTTAGCTGACCTTGTGCTAATGATTTACGACCAATACGATATGCCTGACTGTATGAGGTCACGCCAACCAGGTCGAGCGAATCAAATTCAGTAGCATTGTTTTCGTTGTAGCCGTCGTCGTAGACCACAATCTCACGACCTTGCCATTCTTGCAGTGGGTCGATGTATTGGACCCGCAGAGCATGGGGCTGTCGGAAATATGCAAGTTGTGACCTAAAACCGGACGAGTTTCTAGGTGTAAAAAGTTGGACCGGATAACTGCGCGGTCGGTCTACCGATACGGAATATTTGCCCGACCGCAGTGCTGGTGTCGCATCACCAATACTCGATAGCAATTTCAAGACCTGCCAGGCCGTTGTCTCACCGCTAATTACAATGTCACATTGATTGCGAGGCACTGTCGGGTCGTTGGTGTCTGGTGCGTTGCACCAATCGGCCCACTCTTTAATGGCTACTAAATCGACGCGATCCGTCGTGGCCTTGGTCACAGCCGCAGTGCCTATCAGAACATCCAGGTAAGCCCAGGCAGGGTTCCTGGTTGCAATTTCAACAAAACCACTGCCGTCCCAGGCTCGTAGCCTTGATGTCGCAATAGCAGTGAAATTACTTACGACACCATTTAGCTGGTCATTTGCCAGAATCCGCATTTCAACTATTGTGTGTGGATTTTCAGGTGCTATTGGCGCACTATCCTTGACCGAACGAATACTGGAGATATAAACATCGTCCTGCGTGTAGCGGTCCTCTGAGTCGGAAGATAGTCTGGCGATCTGGAACTCATACTCACCAACAGGTAGATTAAGACTCAGTGAGGTTGTGAAAGGTTTCTGCGTCTTGTTTGAAACCGAGAGTTTTTTCTCGATCTGGTTATAAATTGGCTGGCGGTCATTAACGTAATCGACGTAATACTCCTTCCAGTAATATCCGCCGCTGTTGTCCCAAATTTCCTCGAACCTGACGAGCGTCAACCGATGTCCGTTCGGATAGGCTGACGGAGCAGGTAGAACTGACACTGAGTCGTAATTTGCGCCCCTAGAGGAACTGACTAATCCACCACCACTATTACCACCGTCTCCACCGCCGTCATAGTCGCTGTATTCAGCACCTTCTGCGCGCCAATACGCCTCGTAGTAGAAATTCGCTGGTGCATCAACACCTGGTCCATCAATTGTGTGAAGTGCTTGCCAGTAAGGAATCCATGCGGATGTGCCAGCCAGGCGATACTGAATATTGAGGGAAACTTCTGCCGTGACCAGGTCACCATTTTTCTGGTCAACAATCGCAAGGCCCTGGGGGAAGTTGAAATCCAGGACGAAAAGTGTGCATGCCGGAGCCGATGTGATGACTCGCCAGCCGTTATACAGCAGCTTCTGGGCCATGCCGTCCTGATAAACGTCTTTGTTGTATATGGTCAGAGGGTCACCCTTTTTAAAACTAGGGTGAACCTTGTATTCCACGTTCTGGTAGCTGGTCAGTGGGTTCTCACCAATTCTCAAGTCTTCTAGGTCAAGTGGTCCGTATCCAAAATCAAAAAGCAGATACAGGTATTGTTTATCCCCGACAGATGCAACATAAGGTCTCGCACCGTAGGTGGGAGCCATTTTGACTCGACCATAAACCCTGGGAACCGGCTGATATTGTTGATTCGTGTTTGATGCAGAGTTCCAGCTAAAAACGTCTGCCTCTGCACTTTGTTGGCCCAGTTCGGGCATACTTGCAGATGGTGGTGGAAATATTGCATTGAGCGCAAGCGACGCAACCATTGAAGCGGCAGCAACAGCCACCGCACCTGCGACAAGTGCGGTCACCGAACCCACACCACCAAACATCCCGGCAAACGCTGCACCACCCGCACCCATCGTGAAATACGAGACGACCACCACAACCGCGATCATGGCTATGGTTTTCAATATATTCCCAGCATCCCCCTGGGGAGTCACCAATAAAGTGATCGGACAGTTTTTCTTTAGACGTACCTTGCCCCACATATTTCGAGGAACAACCCTGTCACCAATCTTTACCACCATGTATTCGGCCAACCAGGTCTCATTGACACAGGCGCGCATCACAATATGCTCGACAGTCGCACCCTCAACAAACTCCACGACGGAGAAGTTTCCAGTCAACCCGAAAAACGGATTGTTTCTATATACTGCGTAGCCGGTAGAATCCTGCGATTCGCTTTGACCAGGAGGGAGAGTCAAAACGCTCGACCCCTGATAGTCGCCCGGCACTCGAGTGCATAAATTCCGATCCATTTAAATAAACTCCTATGTGGCACACATGCGCGCCAACCCTGAATAAAACCGTGTCACCTGGTTGGGGATCAGCGGATATTTCGAACTTTGATCGTTGCGAGTCAATTGCCAAACCCAGGTCAGGGCTTGCTCGGTAGTCTGAATAAAGTTCGTTAAAACTCGGATACTCGCGACCAAGAATCATCGTGTTAAATAGTTTGACCAGACCGACACAATCACAACCGTCCAGGCTTTCACCTCGGAGAACGTATGGAATCCCGATAAGATCACTGATGGTCACTTGAAAAGCCCTGAGAAATTGCTTGGCAAATATCGCTCGTTTGGAAATGCTGTGTTGAGCAAGTCGTCCACCGTTACTGTCATTTTTATGGTGTCCTTGTCATACTCAACAGACGCGACACGCATGTTTAAAATTTCAAACTCCACCACATCAGGTGTTGAAGCAAGTATGAATTCAAGTTTCACGCCAATAAATGTGCCGCTGCTGCGAATAATGTCAATCAATTCCAGTGATGCGTTTTGACAAACAATCTCTATTGCTGCCAGGCTCTCACCGTCATCAGACGGCAAGGTAATCTCCAGTGGAAATGCAATGTATTCCTGACCTCGCGAAATAATCTTGTCAATGTTGTTAACCAGGCGAATGGGAGTTTTAATAACCCCGCCTGAGAATGTCAGCAGGAAAAGAAAAACCTCTTTCGTGTTTGGGTCGAGTGCTGCTTTGACAAGTCGCTGAGAGAACGCCATTTCAGACCTCATCCAGTTGACATGAGACCGACCAGGTAAGTGGGCCGACTGATGTGATGGTTGGAGGTGCTTTAAACTTGAAAGTGACTGGAGCACCTGAGATCGGCTTTAGCCAATCGAATGGCAGTGTCCCCTGGGACAGGTCGATGTTGTAGAAATCTACAAACGCCAAGTATTGTGCGCGGTCAACCCAGATGGTCAAAGTCGCCGAGATTCTGGTGCGAGTAAATCTTGGCCTAGATATGCTTGGGCCCACATCAGGGTTCGAGCGAACCACTCCGTCCATCATGGTCTCAGAGTAGTCGTAGTTCGGGTTGTCCTGCAATATCGCTGGATACTGTGCATTTGGCATCATCGCGCCCCTTGTCTGCGTAGGCCGTAGGTGGAACCCATTGCCTTGTCGAATTGACCGCTGGCAATACCATCAGCGACCGCCTTCTTGATGTAAATATCAATCACCTTGCCGCCACCTGGTGTGCTGCGTTCTTTGGTTTCAACCTCGCCACCGTTTTGGTTGTAGACGTTGACTTGTGTGCCACCGCCTGAGGTAGCTGCTGCGACCCCGAGTTTGCCGTCCGGTCCACGACGCAATGGCATCACTGCCTCTGGACCTGCCTCACCCATCAAACCGCGCCCTGTGGACATTGGAAAGAACTTCGGGTTGGTGACCACACCACCCCTGGCAAATGGGAGGACGTTGCTACCGTCATAGACGTTGCCGGTTGCGTTCGGCAGTACGGCGTAAGCCGTCGCAGTATTTCCGTTGTCATAGCTTACGGATGTTCCAGACCCGCTGACCGATGCACCGTTAATTCCAGCACCAGGTCCGAAAATATTTCCTGCTGCCTGGTTTAATGCCTTGACCAAAGGGAGGACAACCTGGGTCTTAATAATCACTTCGGCAATGGTCCTGGCTAGTCCTGAAAGGACATCATTGAAAGACTTGCCGTTTAAGATTGCATCGGAGAACGCATTGCCGATTGCTGTGGTAATTCCACTAATTGCCTGGCTTTGGCGTGAGAATTCTTCTGCCGCACCTGCCATTACTTTGGTCAGTTCCTCGGCAGAGAGATAACCGTCTTGGTTTAATTGGTTCGCTTGAGCAATCAGCCGGTTGTGCTTTTCAAGGGCAGTGACGTTCTTTTCGAGCATCTGGTTAGCAAATGCGCGACCCTGGTTTGCGGTCTCCTGTGCGTCTTGTTCTTTGTACAGACTTTGGACATAGTCGTATTGCGCTTGGTTTAATCTCGATTTTCCGTCCAGGTGTAATTGCTCAAGTTCGATGCTCTTTTTACGGGCCTCGGTTGACTTGTATATTGATGCCTCAACATCGAACTCTGTCCTGTTTAGTCTTTCATTCTCAGCAGTCAGTAGCTGTTTTGCCACAGCCAGGTCGCGAGTAATCTTTAAATAGTTCTCATAATCTGCTTTCGCCTGGTCAGAACCTTTCTTGAGGTCACCAGTTGTTGAGTAATCCCCTTTCTCAAACCGTCCAACCGCAGAATTTCCCTGGTCAATCTGCGTTCGTGCTTGGTTTATTTTCTGAACCCAGGCAAGTTCTTCAGTTAATTTTTTAACAGTGTCTTTATTGACCTTTTCACCGGCGGCAGACCTTTGCTGTATGCCTGTCAGGGTAGTTCTTATAAACTCAGTGTATGCGTCACGCGCACCCGCCAAATCCTTTTGGACATCAAAAAAGGCTTCCGATACACCTCGCTTTAAGTTTTCATAGTTTTGAATTTGTCCTGTATCTAGGCCAGTCAATCCTGAGGCTATACCCGTCTCAGACATATCCTCTTGCTTGAATCCATTGGCCGCCGCTGCACTCGTACCTCGCTTTACTCTTTCCCAGGTCTGAGCAAAAAAACCAAAACTGTTGGTAAGTTCCTGAACCTCTTTGCCAATACCATTTCGCAGGTCAACAAAGTTTAATTCCAGCAGTGCTATTTTTGTTCTAGTGACATTTATCAGCCATTTTCTTGTTACCTCGTCGGAGTTCTTTAATTGCTCTGCCAGGGTGTCGAAATTAGCGCGCGAGACAATCTTAATGCTCTCGTTGACTTCCTCAAGAGCCTTATCCATCACCTTAATGGCATCGGCGGTGCTTAAAGTCTGGTCACCTATTGACTTCAGACCGTCAATAAGCACAGGAACCAGGGCAGCAACCACACCAATGACCGCACCGGCAGCACCGAATGACATCAGCAGTTGTGGTGCTTGCTGCCCGAACGCTCTCATCGCATCCTGGCCATTGGTCACCTGAACGATAAAGTCCTGGAACTGATAGCTGGCGTTCTGTACGCCGCGCTGCATATTCTTAAACCCACCTGTCGATGCCTGTGCGCTGCTCTGCACATTCTTAATCGCAGTGTTGGCTTGCTCAAGTTGTCGAACGGCCTGGCTTGCCTCGACCGTCACCCGCATTAGAAGTTCGGTTTCACTAGCCATTTAATTTTCGCCTCACCATAAATTTGATTGCTGGCCAGCGTTGGTCTTTTCCAAAACTGTATCCAAAAGGGTTCTGCTCGTACCAGACATCCGCAACGATTAGCGACTTGTATTTTCTTTGCAGGGAGTTTGCGACACGTTTGGTGATGGTTACCCTGGCCCTGGCTTGTTTGCCCTCTGAGACACGTTTAGCGCGCCTCAGTCGACGAACCAAACTCTGTGCGCCCGTCCAGTTGCCAGCCTCCAAATGCCGCGCATACGGCTCGTGACTGGTTATTCTGATGTCATCACCTTGCTTGGCCTTACCTGCTGCACTGGGGGACGATTTAACCCCATTGACGTACACTGCCCAAGACCTTGCTATCCTGCCAGTTGATCGTGCGCCGTATGAGTTGGACAGGTCAGCAAGTTGAGTGAGTGCCTCTTCGATTGCGGCAACCATGTTGCTGCCGCCCTGGCTGAATTCCCACCGATAATTTTTCTGCATCATTTCAGGTGAAATGCCTCGGCGACCGTCAACAAAGAAACCGGCAAC